GTAGATGCCGGTGTTGGTGTCGCCGGTGAAGGTGATCGTCGGGGCGCCAGCGGTGCCGAGCGGGAAGCTCGCGATGCTGTCGAACGTTGCGGTGCTGGTAACGTCCAGCGTGCCGGGGATGTCTACGTTGCTGGTCCATTCGACGCCAGTGCCGGCGGCGTCGGTCTGCAGCAGTTGCCGGGCGGTGCCATCGGCCAGCTTGCTTACGGCGATCTCAGCCGTTGCGCTGATGTTGCTGTCTGCAATATCGCTCGCTGCAACCGTGATGCTGCCGGTGCCATTGGTGACCGCGATGCCGGACCCTGCTGTCAGGGTTGCTTTGGTCAGGGTGTTGCCGGTCGTGTTGCCGATCAGCAGCTGCCCGTTGGTGTAGGTCGTCTGGCCCGTTCCACCTGATGCCACGGCCAGGGGCAGCGTCGCCCATGCCTGGTAGGACAGGCTGGTCCATGCAGTGCTGCCATCCCCGATCTTGATCTTCCCTGTATCGGTCTCACGGCCCAGCTCATTGGCGAGCAGGGTTGGATTGACTGATGTCCAATTGGCTGCGGTATCACCGCGCAGCTGCAATCGAACCGATACGGTGGTAGGGGTGGTCACTGCAGAGCGCCTCGGCCTTGTAGGGTCAGTGTAGGAACGGCGCCGCCAGCGTTCAAGATGAACGGTGCATTGCCCGTGAATGCTGGTGACGTGAACGCCGCGACTGCAGGCTGTGCCGCCTCGTTGCCGTCCAAGATGTAGAGCAGACTCAGGCCGATCAGGACGATCAGGCTGATCGACATGTTGGTGTAGATGCCGAACTGCTCTTCAGTCGGCGGCCCTGCGTAACGGTAGATCGAGTCCTCCGTCGCGATTGTCGGGCTGCCCCAGATGCTGGTCGGCGCGGTGAAGCGCAGATGCGAGCCATAGGCGTTGTTGTAATGATCGCGCAAGGTGTTGACGTCGGTGCTGGTCAACGCCTCGTAATTCAGCGTGATCGTGTAACCGGTCGTGTCGGTTGAATGGCGAAAGCGGATCGGCCCGCTGATCGTCGGCTCTTCGCTGACGTTCATTATGCCGAAGTCGTAGCTGACGCTGCGGGGGATGATCGTGGGAAACGGATCGGCAGTCATGATCAGATCGTGTAATCAGGGATCAGTTCAAGCTCGACCCGCATGGTGGTAACGGGGCAGGTCTTGTCGATCTGCGGACTGCTGGCATAGATCCACTTGTGGCCAGCCGGGAAGGTCAAGCTGCTGGACCCTTGGATGGTGGAGCTGTCCAGCTCAAACGGCGTGAACCGACCATGCAGCAGGTAGTGGTTGTAGATCGCGGTTTGATTGGTGCTGCTGATCGCGCTGAACGTCATGCTCAGCCGATGGCCCACGCTTGAATTGTTGTGTTGAACGCTGGCCTCTTCACCCAGCAGGGTACGCAGCTGCGTGCTGGCGTATGTGCCTGGCGTGTAAGTGCGAACGCTTGGCGCGATGTCGGGGAAGTTTGCCATGGCTATTGAATTATTTCATCCTTGACGATTAGCGGAGGATAGCTCTGGCCATCTGGGACAAAATAGCCTAGCTGCGTCACGTCATCACCAATGACGCCAATCCCAGGTACGTTAGCGGTGAGAACCACTGCTGTAACAATTGTTGAGTGAATCAATGTCCAGCTGGAATCGGTGTTCGCATAAGTGCTCCCGCCCCATAAATCGTAAGTACTCGGAACGTTATTGTTATAAGTAAACAAAACCCCGTTACGGCTGCATAAAAACAACGACGTTCGGCCGCAGCCCATTGAATAGCTAATTGCCTGGGAATCGTAATCTCCTGTATTAAGATCTCTTGTGAAGATTTTTAAGTTATTGAAATTGCTTCTGCCTACGCTGCCCGTGCTAGTGTATAGATTGTCAGTTGTTGTCACGCCATCGCTGCAGCGAACTCGCTTGACATAATTTGAAAACTTATAGTAAATTGTTGCTGAAATGTTTGCCGTCCAGGCAAGATGCCTTGCACCAGTTAGCACAGGTGCTGGCGTAACTGTCGATCCATCGGGGCATGTAATCTGAACCGTGATATTGTCTCCAACGTCCAAGGGTTGTATTTCATAGGTTGATGCTGTAGCACCGCTGATGTTTGAGCCGTTTTTCTTCCATTGATATGTTGCTCCAGCGCACGCCGTTGGGGCTGTCAATGTTGTGCCTGCAATCGACCCGGCTGCCGACGTGCCAATGCCAGCAATGCTGAAAGGATCAATAGGATTGTCAATCGCCCCCTGCGGCTGCGCCTCGTCGATGGCGGTGATGTTGTACTCAAAGTTGCTGTTAGCCGGCAGCCCTGGGAGGTTGCCACCTGAATCGGTGATCGGCGTAGTGTTGCCTGCATTGACGCTGCAGGCCAGCGTGTAGGGGCCGGTTGTGTAGGAATAGCCCGGCGCTGTAGCCGAGTTGACCGCCACTGCAACGATGCTGCGGCCCTGCGAATCAACAGGCAGATGCACCAGGTCGAGGATCACTGAGCCATTAAACCGTCGATCGATCCGCTCAACCTCATAGAGGTAGTCATGCAGGCTGATCTGATCTTCGCTGGTCTCACGCTGCAGCCGCACCCGCACCACGTCGCCTTGCGTCAGGGTGCTGTTGTAGGACCCAGGCCGCACATGCAGCCGCAGGGTGTGAGTGATGTACTTGCGCCGTGCCGCGTGATAGACGCCCACCTTGACGGCGTGCGATTCATTGGTGCAGAAGTCGCTCAGGTCGTATTGCTCAAACGGCCCGGTTGACGCCTCGCCGGTGTACCGCACCTCAAGGGTGCGCATTAAGCCCGCGTAGTTCTGCGGCTGCTGCCGCCAAAGCACCTGCACACAGATCGATTGCCGATCAGTCAGCGGGATGTATTCAATCTCAAAGCCATCTGGCAGCACATCCTCTTCAGTGAATCCGTAGACCCAGGTGAGCGCGCTGGTGTTGATGCTGCCGTTGACATTGAACGGCAGCCGCGGGCGCAGGCCTTTCTTGCCGTTCTTGTCGGTGACGCGCAGCAAGAACGAAATGCTGATCTCTTCTAGCCAATCCTCAAGGTTGCTCGACTTGTGGTAGACGCCCTGGTAAAAGAAGCTGTTGTAATTGGTAAACGTTGCCGCCTGCGTCATGGCGGTGAGATCCAGCAGCGACTCTGTGTAACGGCTGCTTTCGCGGATCAGGTACAGCGCCAGATCGACGACGTTGCTGCTGGCGCCATTGGTGCCAACCAAGATGCGGGGCACTGAGATGCCCGAGTTGATGAAGCAATGGATCTGATTGCTCCATGTGTCATCGCCATCCAAGTAGGTGTTGGTGAAGCTGAGCGTGGTCAGATCTTCGTAGTTGCCGCTGGTGCCGCATTCAACCGGGCAGTTCCAATAAGTGGTCCCGCTGACGGCGGTGATCGCGTTCCCCGGTGTCCATGACCCGGCCCGGCGGTTGTAGCTGCGGAGCCAGGTTCCCTGGCGGCAGTTGCCTTGATACAACTGCGACGGCGTGAGCGAATCGACCAGGTTGCCCTCGGTCAGCACCAGCTCGAGGTTCATCGTCAGCGTGTTGGTAACCGCTGCATTTTCAAATCGTCCCTCACTGGCGCCGGGACTGACCAGCACTCCGCCATTGCTGCTGGCCCTGAGGCAGAAGATGATCGGCACCGGCTCACCGATCACGACAGTTTTCTGCCTGACCGCCAGATCAACCTGACCCTCGGCGGCTTGCTCCTGCAGCGGTGCCACGACCAGCCCGGCCTGATGCGGCAGCAGCGCTAACGGATCGCGGATCTCGATGCTCATAGCCGCAATGGTACGCCGACCAACTTATTGGTGAACTTCCGCGGCGGCACCTGCGCACCAACCGGAGCCAGCGCAGAGCCAAGGCCTGCCTCGATGCGAGTGAATGATCCACGCATGGAGATCACCTCACCCAGGTAGGACGTGATCAAAGATGGAACAGGATAAGCGGCTGTCGAATCAAGCTCGTAAATCTTGATCTCGCAAAGCTGCTTGTTCTTGAGCGCCGTCAGCAGCACGCTGGTTGCTGTGGCGGTGGCCGGCACTGAGATCGAGATACCGGAGTCCTTGCCGCTGGCACCTGACATCAGGCCGTTGACGATGAATGGGTAGTACTCCCAGCTGGCGGCATCCAAGGTGACGGTCGATCCCACGTAGTAGCCCTGCCATCTGGCATAGGTGCCAGAGCCGTCATAGATGCGCAGGTACTGCGCTTGTGACCTGCTGCTGCTTGTCATGCCAGGCCCACATACCGGCGGCCACCTGCAGAGCGCACGCTGCCCAGCAGCGTGTCAGCCATGGTCTGCAGCGCTTGCTCCATGTCGCTCATCGTGACGTATCGCGCGCCGTTCTGCTGCAACACAGGGCCGGTGGTGATGTTGATCTGTGCTGTGCCCCCGCCGGTGGTTGCCGGGATGGCTGCAGCGCCACGGCGGCCGGCCATCCAGTTGGCAGCAAATGCCCCTGCCTTGGACTGGGGCACGATGTACTCAGGCTCGCCGCCTTCACCAACCATGGCCAGCGTGGGGCGGCTAACAACGCCGCCATCTGCAAAGCGTGGCAGGGAGACGGTTGACACCTCTGGGATCTGCGGCAAACGAACAACCGACAGCGCGCGGTTGGCTTGTGAGATCAGGCGGTTGATGCCGCTGATGGCGCCATTGATCGCGGTTTGAATGCCGCCAATGATGCTGTTGACCACGCCTCGAATGGTCTCGGCAACCACCTTGAATGGCGCCGCTAGGGCCTCGGCAAGGCGGCCGAACATCTCTTTGATGTTGCGCCACATGCCATCGAGGAATCCGGTCACGGGATCGATGAATGCAATCTTGAATGCCTTGGTTGCCTCGGTCAGCGCGAATCCAATCGCACCGAACGCGTCTGCGATGTTGTCGCGGAACGCATAGATGGCTGCACCTGCAGCGATCGCCAGCGCCACCCAACCAACAGGTCCGCTGAACACGCCGGCGAGCACGGCGCCAAGGCCGCTGAGCGCGCCAGAGATGCCGGCGATCACGGGCCCAAGGGCAGTGACTGCCGAGACAACAGCGGTGATCACAGGGGCCAGCACGACGAACGCGGCGGCCAGGGCAGCGATGCCGCCGACAAACCCCTGCACTGGTGCGGGGAGCTTGGCGAACGCCTCCGCCAATCCAGCGATGGCATTGGCCATTTGCGTGATCAACGGCAGCAGCGCCGTGACAGCTTGATTGAACGGCCCGGCCAGGCTTCGCGCAACGGCATTGAGCGCATCGTTGAACTTGTCGGCTGCCTCGGCCATCTCGGTGTCGATGGTGGCGGCATATTGGCTGAGCGCATCACGGCCGCCGTTCAGCATCGGGATCAGGTTCATCCCTGACTTGCCAAACAGATCCATCGCTAACGCCGTCTTCGCTGCGCCATCGGGCATCTTGGCGAACTTGTCGGCCAGGTCGAGCATGATCGCGTCAACGCTGCGCACCTTGCCCGATGCGTCGGTTGAGCTGATGCCGATCGACTTGAGCGCTTCGTTTGCCTTGGACGCAGGATCGACGATTCCTTTCGACAGCTTGCCCATCGCCTTAGCGACCTCTTCGATGCTGCTGCCGCTGTCCTCTGCTGCCGCGCCAAACTTGCTGAGCGTTGGCACCGCAACGCCAACGCGTTGGCTCAGGTCGTTCAGGTTGTCGGCTGCATCAATCGCCTGCTTGCCCAGGGCTGCGATGCCAGCCACACCCACCGCGGGGAGGATGCTGCCAAGCGCACCGCTCAGGCCACTGGCTGCACCACGCATCCGGCCCATCACGCCAGCAGTTCGTGATGCCTGGCCCTCGACGCCCTTCAAGCTGCGCTCGAGGCTGCTGATCTCTTGCAGCCCGTCAACGCTGGCCTTGATCTTGACGGCTGCGTCCATGTTGAGCGCCATCAGCTGGCCTCCTGCTGCGCAGTCAACAGGATCTCGCCTTCCATGACTTGGATGTCCTCCAACATGGCGGCAGGATCCGATGCTCCATACAGTCTAAACGCCATCTCAAGCGCCAGATAATCAAGGCCGATCACGCCGCTCGGCCCGGTGCGCCATTGCGTCTGGCAGCGGAGGAACATCTGCACCGCATCCCACGCGTCAGGCTCAACCTCGAAATGCTCAGGCGGCGGCGGCTCTCCCATGTCAATCCCAAAGGCTGCAGCGTCATCAGCTGACTGATCGATCACGCCGCCAGTCAGCCAGTACCGCGCAGCCTCGGTCAGTTTTTTGCTTTGCGGCCTGAGACGCTCTCGAAATACGCCTCGACGATGGATCCGGCCAGGCCTGGGATGTTGAGCAGTTGCGCCTTGCTGGCGGCCGTGAACGCCACCTCTTCGCCTTCGTCATCAACCACCCCGGCCCAGCCGGCCAGCACCTCATCAGCAATCGAGATGTCCGAGATGTCGGACTCGAACGCCTCGCCACGTTCAGCAGCCTTGATCCGAGCCTGCACCTCAGCCTGAATTTCGTTGATCCGTGTCTGCGGCAGCCGCTTGAACTCAGCGTCAAAGGATTGCTTGTCGTACTTGCCGCCATCGGTCGGCACCCGAAAGGGTACCGGCCATGAGTAGGTGACGGATTGCTTCAGGACAAAGGCCATGCAGATCGATTAGGTGAACGCGATGCTGATCTCATCATTGCCTGAGCTGCCGGGAACTGCAACCACAGGGATCGACAGCATCTGAATCCCATCAGAGTCGTCGTAGCTGACAGCGCCGATGTCGATCGTGGAGCTGCTGACCACGACGCGGTTGCCGGCAGTGGTGCCATGGGTGAACTGCAGGTTACCCAGGGTGCTGTCGGTCAGTGCTGCGGCAAAATAGTCCTTGGTCGCGATGGTCACCGCTTCGATCATGAGCGTGCCAGTGACGGCCCGGTTGGTAATCAGCACCTCTTTGGTGCAGTTGACCAGCTCGCGATAGGCAACCTCGTTGCCAATGCTGAGCTCAACCGACTGCAGACAACCGGCATAGCTCAACAGCTGAAAGCTGCTGGTGTTGCCCTGCTTGAACACCAGGGGCGATGCCTGGTTGCTATAGGTCGTGCTGGGTGCAGCGGTATCGGTTGGGGCGTTGTAGATGCCCGTCATCGTGAACTCGATGTAGGGGATCTCACCAACGGTGCCGTTGATCGTGAAGGTGCCGCGGCAGCCGGTCACCTTGTGCAGCACGCCATCGACGTTGTAGTACAGCGTGACTGAGCTGAAGCTGCTGCTGACCGGTGCATAGGTGACGCTTGTGGATGCAACGACCGTCTCGCTGAAGCCGCACGCCTTGAGGATTGACCCGAACCGCGGGGCAGTGCCAGCGGTGCCCGAGCCGGCCATCTCAACCTGAAAGGTCACCTCGACGCGTGTGTTCGCCAGCAGCTGCTGCGATGCGCCCAGGTAAGGGCGGATCAGCTGCCGATCAACCGTCTCGTTCTGCTGTGGCGTGATGCTCAGATCGCGCACCAGCACCGCGTCGGTACCGGCAGGGGTGCTGTCGGTGCCGTAGGTCGATTCAGCTTTCGCCAGGATCAGGCGCTTGCGGGTCAGGAGCGGCATTGGTCAATACCTCAAGGCTGGGGTTTTGCGCCGGCTCTGTCCGCTCAATGAGCTTGCGTTTGCCGGTCTTCGGATCCAGCGCGTACGAGCCGCCCTGGCCGTGGTATTCGTCCACCATCGTAGCTACTACGCTGTGGCCAGATTAGCGACAGTGGTGCGATACCTGATCAGGTAGTCGCATGTGATGACACCTGCAGGTTGATCCGCCTCGACCATTTCAAAATTGACCGCCTGCGGCTGAATGTCGATCGCGTAGCCGCCCAGGGTCAGATCTGCCATCAGCTTGGAGTGCAGGCTCTCAACAGTGGGATCTGCCAGCTGATCGGGGATGTTGCCGCGCACGATCACGGCGATCCGCACCGTCAACGACCAGTCCAGCATCGGGAGACTGGTGAGCTGTTCAGCGGTGTCGCTGATGGGTTCGATCACCAGCGCCGGGCTTTCGCCTCTGGTGAGCGGCTCAACGCGGCTGCGATAGATCCGCGTGCTCACGCCGGTGGTGCCAGCGAGCGTCGACGCAACGGCTGCCAGGATCGTCTCGCGGCGGGTCGTCATGCTGATGCCACCTGGGTCACTGTGCAGATGATGCCAGGGATGCTCGGATGCGCGAACGGGCTGGTCTCGGCCACCTCGGCATGGATGTAAGCGGCTGCGTTACTGGTCGCCCAGATCAGTTCGATGTAATCCGCTGCTGCAAGCTTCAGCACGAAATTGACCGTTCCAATCACATTGCCAGGAATCCCGCCATGGCTAGAGATGATGCTGAACTTGCTGTCGCTGTCGGCCACATCGCCACTAGCGCCACTGTCGTTCTTGCGGAGCCAGACGTTGATGTCATGGATGCTTGTGTCTGTATTGCTGAACTGAATCGAGAACGTGAAGCTGTAAATGCCAGGGTGATCAACTGTGATGCGGCTGTCAGAGATGACCTTGACGCCACGGTTGTCTAGATCGTTCTTGCGCAACAGGATCGGCGTTGGCGTGTTCGCTGTCGCAGTCTGCGAGGTTGTGTCCCAGAAGGATCCCCAATAACCAGGGGAGCCGTGGTAGGGCAGCACGTTCCAAGCGGTGCGGCCGTCGCCAATCTTGAGGTTGCCGGTCTGGCTTTCAACGCCAGGCTCGCCGGCCATCAGCACCGGATTCTGCGATGCCCATGCGCTGCGGGTATTGACCTTGAATGGGCCGCTCATGTCTTCTGCAGTCCAAGTTGAACGATCTGCCCGTCATCCATCAGCATCACCTCCCGCACCGTGTAAGCCACAGCATCAACTGTGATCGAGCTGCCGCGGGTCAGTGTGCCGAAATCAGAAGCCTTGGCTGTCAATGTGTAGTCAGTGCTGAGCACCATGCCACTGGCCAGCACCTGGCTGGGCATGTCAAGAATGCCCAGAGCGGTAACGGCGCCAGCTGTGCAGCTGACGCCGAAGTCCGCCAGGAAGATTCCGAGATCCTCCGTAAAGGCCATCAGCTGTACTTAGCCGAAGCCAGGCCGATCACTGCAACAGCCCCAGCGCCAGTGCCACCGGCAACGGTTGCGGAGACCTTGACGTAACGCTTCAGGTTGGTCACGTTGACGTAGATCTTCTGCAGTGATGCAGTGTTGGCCGTGGTGGTGGTGAATGCGCCACCGCTCACGTCGGTGTAGGTGCCGCCCGAGGTGTCGGATTCGGTCAATTTGACGGCGTAGGTGATGCCAGCGCCGCCGGCTTCGGCGTCCAGCAGGACAGCCATGTCGCCTTCGTAGCCCTGCAGGTCAATGGCGGAACCGGTGCCAGTGGCAGCCAGAACGTCATTGCGCAGAAGCCCGAGGATTGTGGTCTTCGACCCAAGATTGTGAATGGTCATGACTTAGCCCTCCGTCTGGGGGTTGTTGGTTTGCGGGTCGGCTCAGGATTCTCCTGAACCAGATCGGCCACCGCTTCGATGGCCTCCACAGCTTTGCCAATGCCGATCAGGATCTTGGCATCAGAGGGGGATGCCTCAATGACATCCCCGATTCTGACCACCTGCCCCGCCAGCACTGTTTGCCGTAGGACCTTGATCAACATGATCAGAGGGTGTTGTTGCCGCGGCTGAAGGACTCAGGATGGCGGACGGCGATGTCCACATCCTGCATGGCCACCACACGCACAGTGCCAGAGGTGCTGTGGGTATAGGGGTCAACCATCAGGTCAAGGCCCGAGAAGTAGCCGATAATCAGGTCAGCGAAGTTGCCGAACCACAGATCGCCGGATGCCACCTGGTTGGACAGCACGCCGCGGTAGCCGTTGACCTCGTTGCCTTCCATGACGAAAAGGCCGGACCCTGCATCCTTGGCTTTGGTCTTCAGACCGCCGCGCATGGTGGCATTCATCAGGTAGACGGGGCTGCCCATGAGTGCGTTGGCGGTTGCCACGTCGCTCTCAAGCGCGACCACTTCAGCGAAGGTTGGGGTGTCAGCGGCGAAGTCCTCGGTGCCGATCCCGGTGGTGTTCTTGAGGCCCAGGGGCTCGCTGCTGGCGCCGGTGCCATAAAGACCGGCATAGTCGATCTTCAGCGCGATCACGCGAGCCAGGTCGTTGCGGACCATGTTCTCAACGTCGATGCTCGACTGAATCATCAGCCGGCGGCTGTAGTCGGTGTAAGCAGCGCAGGTGCGGGGGGTCAGGCTGACCTGATCCACGGTCTGCTGGCTCTCGGTGGGCGAGCCGCTCTCAGCCACCCAGTAAGCAGTGGCAGCACCCGACTGGCGGGGGATGGCGACGTTGCCGGTCAGACCGGTCAGAACGGTGGCGCCAGCTTGATCCAGAGCGGAAGCGTTGCGCAGCAGATCGATGAACGACCCGGCATCCAGATCGGTAGCGACCAGGTTGCCGCCGGCGGTAGCAGCACCGACGTTCAGATCACGACGCAGCACCTCCTGGGGGATGGTGATGCCGCGCGACTGACGGCCGAGCTTTGCAGCAGCAGCTTCAGAGGCTTCGATCTCGAACGCTGCAGCCTCGCGGGCAGAGCGATCGGTAGGGTTGGCGAGAAAGTTGATGGCGCGGATGAAGGAGAAGCTGCGGCTTTCCTTGTCGCTGAGGCCAATGTCGGCGGCCTGCATGGTCACGGGCTCCTGGTGAATGTTGAGCTTGTCGAGCACAGCAGCGCGGGCCTCGTCGATCGAACGACCAGACTCAACCAGCTGCCGGCCCAGATCTGCCATGCCGTGCTTGTCACACAGGGCAGTGATGTCCGAAATGCGGGCGCGTTCGGCCTGAGCGGCCTCGGCCTGCACCACGGCCAGATCAGTGGTGGCGTTTTCCATTGAAGGAACAGGATCAGGGGATGGTGCTGCCGAAGCAGCAGGGGTGTCAGCCTCAAAAGATCGGCCGATCCCAACACCGGGGTCAGCCGGCACTGAGACAACACTGATCTCATAAGGAGACCAGGCAGTTGCGACAAAGTCGCCGCTGCCTCGTTCTTCCATTTTGTCAATGGAATAGCCGAAGGACACATTCCGTAGAACGCCGTCCTTCACATCGCTCAGGATCTCCTGCGCGAAAGCGTTGCGGCTGAACCGCACACGGGCATAACCGCGACGGCGTTTGCCGTCGATGTACGCCCGCTCAACCACGCCAATCACCTTGTCAGGGTTGTGGTTGAACAGCAACGGCGCGCCATCGTTCAAGCGGCTGAGATTGGCTGCGCTTGCCTCATGGCTCAGGATCTCGTTGCCGAAGTAGCGCGCAACGGGGAACTCAGAGCTGAACGGGAACTCATAGATCCGATCCTGCACCTCGTCGAAGGTGGTCAGTTCGGCCCGCTGATACTTGCCCTCAAGGCTGCGCAGCGCCGAGATCTTGATCAGCGTCGAGAACTTGTGCCCCACCAGCACCTCAGTGGGCTCCCATCCTTCATCGCCTTCGCGGTAGATGCGAATCAGCGCAGCCGGATCCTCGGGCGTTGCGTCAATGCTGAACTCGGTGTCAGGGACGCCCAGCGTGCCTTCACGCATCACATGCTCAATGCGGCCGCGAGCGGTGCCGCCGCTGCTGTCCCATTGCACGAAGTCGCCTTCAGACAGTTCGCCCGGCTCCGCGCGCTCACCGTCGCCGGTGGCCTCCTCAAACATGATGGGGTTGAAATCATGCTCAGCCAGCCAGTCGCGCGCCTGGGATGGGCTGTATCGCGCGCTGCTGAACCGGATCGCCTGGATCTCGCTTTCGCCTTCCTTGATGCCGTAGATGAAGTCAATGCCAGGGCCGCCTTCATCGTTGACGCGGCGCAGCGAATCGTACTGATCAGGATCGGTCAGTCTTGCCGCGTGCTCATTCGGATAGGGGCGCGCAAAATCCACGGCGCTTCTGTCTTCTAATGCCTTGATTCTATCGGCCTTTGCGCTAGCCCAACTTTGGCCTGCATCGCCGCCCCATGCAGCCCATGCAACGCGACCGGGTGAGGGATAGCCATCCTCGTCAGGGCTGAAGCCCTCGCCTTGCTTGTCCACCTCATGCCGCGCAAACCATGCGGCCATGGTGATCACGGTGTCAGCGCTCAGCTCGTCACCGCTCAGGATCTGCCGTGCCCTGGCCGCGGCCACCTCCGTGCCACCTGCCCGGCCCTCGGCCTTCCAGTCGCGGTAACGCTGCGCCTCAGTCCTCATGCCATCGGTTGGCATCAGGTTGATCTCTTGGCCGTTGATCGTTGCCATCAATCCTCAAACGCCTCAGTCGGATCCTCGAGCACCGATTCCTCTTCGTACTCCTCATCCTCGAGCGGGGGCTCGGTGTCGTCAAACTGCGGAACCGCTCCCATGCTCAGCGGCACCTGCGCAGCCCCGCCAGATGTGACCTCACTTGGATCGGTGTCGGTCACAATGTCCATCTCATCGAGCATGGCCAGCTCGGCCTGACGCGCAACCAGCACATCATCAAGATCGCCGCCCTGCTCTGCGATCACCTGGCCCAGCGTCTTAAACCCGCATCGCACCGCTGTCTTGTACGCGTCCACCTCACGCTGCGGATCCACCCACTCCCAGCTGCGTGGCACCCACCGGCTCGCGCGATAGCGGTCTGGGTTGCTCTCGTAGCCCGGCAAGCTCAGCGCACCGCTCAACACCGCCATGTCAAGCCATTGCTCGAACACCTGCTGATGGAAGTTCTCGATCATGTACCGCTGCAGCACCCGGTAGGTGTCGCGTTCCTCGAGCAGGCTCAGCCGGCTGCTGCTGTAGTTGCTCTCTGAGAAGTTCTTGCTGATGCTCTCGAAGCTGACGCCAACGCCAGCAGCAACAGCCCGCAACATCGACCGCGTGAACGGCTCGAGTTGCCCATCAGGGCTGTTCAGGTCGGGCACCGTGACCGATTCGCCCGGCTGCAGATACTTGAACACACCCGGCTGAAACTCGCTCACCCGTTCGCCTTCATAGACCGCATCGCCAACCAGCTCGCCCTCAGGGCTGGTGATGAATCCCATCAGCGCGCTGCTCGCCCGCGCACGGACCACCTCGGCCTCCTCATAGCCCTGCAGCATGTGCAGCCGCATCAGCGCTGATGCGAACCATGTCACGCCCCTGGTCTGCCCTGGCCGCTCCGGCAGGAACAGATGGATCACCTCATCAGCCGGCACCCGGATCCGGCGGCCTGTCGTGCGCGCGTTGCTCGCGTAGGTGTCGCCAGGGTGATTCGCGTAGAAGTGGTAAGCCTGCGGCCGCAGATACTGATCCACCTCGATGCCCATCCTGACCGTGTTGCCCTCGGCCGCCTGAGGCACGTCGTCATCGATCAGATAATCCGCCTCGAGCACCTGCAGCGCAAACGGCACCCGGCTGTCCCCAAACGGCCGCTTGATCATCCGAACGAACACCTCACCCGACTCGGCCATGCTGCGGATCAGCAGCCGCTCAATGTCATGGAAGCCAAGGATGCCGCTCACATCACAGCGGCTTTTGTGCATCCACCGCTCCCACTGCTCATGGATGCGGCCATTGATCACCTCGTCCAGTTTGCCGCCGCGCAGCATCCGCACCTGTCCTTGATGGCGGATGCCGTGGCCGATCACGTTGTTCTGGATCGCGCGCAGTGCCTGCTTGGCGTAGTCGTTGTCACGGCACAGCTGCCGCGCACGGTTGCGCAGTGCCTTGAAACTCGACTTGATCTCAGCGTCAGCACTGGTGCCGCTCGTTACCCAATCCGCCGTCAGCCGGCTGACGCGCGCACCCTGATACGCCCGACCACGCGGCCGCACCGGCTCAAAGCCCATCGCCCGGAATAGCCGCGTCCTCAGTCCCATCTCAGAACCTCACGAACAGATTGTGGGGGTTGCCCAGCCCGTTGGCTATCAGGTCCGCCATCTGCTCACGCTTCACATCAGCCTTCAGCTTGGCCTCCAGCTGCAGCAGATCCGCCAGCTCGTACTTCTTCAGACTGCGGCTGCCGATCGTGTACTCCCGCACCACGCCGCCAGACACCAGCGCGCGGATTGCGGACTGCACCGCATCCAAATCCTTCTGCGCCTGCGATCGACCGTCAAGCGCGCCGGGTGTGCCGGCATAGCTCAACGCCGCTGCAACGGTCAATTGGCCGCTGCCCAGCGTGATCACCGATCCAGCCTTGCTGGCGATCGCCTGCCAAAACCATGTCCCCGCGTCAAAGCCCGCGCTAGTCGCTGCGCTGATCGTGAACTCCCAGCCAGTGCCGTAAGCAGTCCCGGTCACGCTTGCGCCTTCGCTTGCAGCGTTGAACCGCAGCCAATAGGTCAGCGTGTAGTCAGCGCTGCTGACCGCGTTGCCGAGGTTGTCCACGCCCTCAACATCGCGCCACTGGATGGTGTCGCCGGCTCTAATCTCGCTTGGGATGCGCACGGCTACCAGTTGCTCACGAAGCCACTAGCAGGCCCAGGGGCAGCCTGCTGTTTCGATCTTAGCGCCGGCTTCTTGCCGCCTTCCATCTGATCGCGCAACTGCTGCCACATCGTCGCCTTGTTCATCCGTCGGCTGTAGATCAGCATCGCCGCGTAGCCATAGACCGCGCAATCGAGCGCTTCGTTGCGATCGCCTGCTTTCTTCACCCACTCCCGGATCGGGAAGCCGCGGTGATACCGCAACGCCTGCCGCTCACTTGTCAACTGCTTGAAATACTCCGCATCAGCAGCTTGGCCAAAGAACAACCCGCCCGCGCCTTCGTTGTGCCGCAGCCGGCCGAACAGCGTGGTCTTGATCGTGTCGGTGCCCAGCTGATACAGCGTCACGCCGCGTTTGATCACGCGGCCCCGCCAGTTCACATCGACCTTGCTGCCCTTGCCTACCGCCGGGCTGTTGCGTCTGCTGCTGCCCTTGATCGCGACCACGCCCTGCCGCACCCGATCGCGCACATAGGCATACACCTCATGGGTGCAGTGGCCGCCGCTGTCCACCGCCATCTGCGCCACCTGCAGCACCCGCCCACCCGCAGCATCCCACTCGGTCGCCAGCACCTGATCCAGCTGCGCCCACACCTCCGTCTGCGTCGGGTCGCCCATCAACTCCTGGTGCCACACAAGCCAGCCGGTCTCGCCTTCGCCCCATCCCCAGACGCTCACCGCCAGGCGGTTGTCCTGCACGTCAACGCCGCAGGTCAGCAGCACAACGCCGTCGGGGCACTTGCCCGATGGGTAGTCCAGCCGCTTCGCCAGCAGCCCATCAGCGCTCACTGATGCCGCATAGTCCTCCTCCCACGTCTCAGCCAGCCGGGTGTTCACGAACGCCTTCAACGCCGGCGCGTCCGCCTTGGCCCGCAAGAAATCATCCACCAGCTGCTCCCAGCTGCACCACCCCAGCGGGCTGTAGAGGCCACTCAGCTGAAACCCCGCCGTCCGGCCATCAGCTGGTGCTGTCGCGCGCCACTCGCCGCCGCGCAGCATCGCCGGCTTGTGCAGTTCCTCGAACCGCTCGCCGCAGTGCTCGCACTCATACCGCACATCACCCGGCCGCTTTGCGTCCCACTTCAGCCGCGGCCATTGCAGCCACTGCATCCCGCCGCAACTCGGGCACGGCACATAGAACCGCCGCTGATCGCTGCGCAGGTACTCCGCCTCAATCCGGCTGAAGTCCTTCACCGTTGGCGTGCTGGTCAGCAGGATCTTGCGCCGCGCGAACGTAGTCGTCCGTCGCTCCGCCAGCGCCACGGGGTCACCCTCGCCATCCACATCACTCGGGAACGCGTCCACCTCATCAGCGAACAGGTACCGGCATGGCGCCGACCTGAGCCCCGTCGCGCTGTTGGCACCCGTCAGCAGCATGATCCCGCCAGGGAACTCCTTGCTGAACATCGTGTTGCCCGAATCCCGTGCCCTGGCCGGTGCGATCTTTTCCGCCAGCACTGGCGTCTCCGTGATCATCGACTCGAGCCGCTGCTTGCTCAGCCGCTTGGCCATCTCAACCGTCGGTTGCACGCACAACATCGGACCCGGTGCATGGTCGATCACATAACCCAGCCAGTTGCTGCCGGCCTCGGTTTTGCCCGTCTGCGCAGCGAACATCATCACCACACGCTGAATCGGGTTGCTGCTGCTCAGGCAGTCCATCGGCTCGCGTAGGTACGGCGTCCGGCTGGTGCGCCATGGCCCAGGCTCCGCGCTGGCCTTGCTGCTCAGCCGCCGGTGCGCATCAGCCCATTCGCTCACCGTCAACGGCTGCTCAGGCCGCAGCCCATCCATGAAGCCCGCGCGCCAGACGCTCACGCCTCCACCTCCGCTAGCGCCATCAGCGCATCCCGGTGCTCGCGCGTCAGCACCTCATGGATCACCACCGGGTCAATCTCCCCCGCCAACTGGTGGCTCAGCCGATCCGCCAAATTGGCCAGCGCCTCGCGGATGCTGCGGCCCACCTGAAACGCGTCCTTGCGCACCTCATCAGCAGGCACCAGATCGCCACGCTGCTGCGTCACCTGCAGCTTCGCCAGCTCCGCCTGATAGTGCTCGCGTCTCGCCCTGGACTCATTGAGATCCGGGATCGCGTCATCCGGCAACTTGTCGATCGCGCGGCGCAGTTCAACCGGCGATGCAGGCAACACCGGGTCGGCTTGCCGCACCTTGCTGTTGTGCGTGTTGCGTGTGTTCAAATCCCACAACTCCAACGCCATATCCCGGTCCAGCCATCGCTTGCCGTCCTTCTCAACCACCGCTGCAGCAATGCGTGACTTTGTGGCTGCTGTCACCGTGCCCTTAGCGCAACCTTTGATCGCCGCAAATTCGCTGAAGGTGACTAACAATCCCTAATCGCCCTTAATTCAGTTCAATACTATGCAGGTATTGAACTCTCAAACTGGGATTGGGGTAAGACTGGTGAGATCCCCTGCGCTGCAGTGGGTTTGAGACGTTTGGCCCCTGACGCTAGACGAAAGGGGCGCGTTTGGACGACC